GTAAATATGGGTAATAAAAATTCATCACTCACTCTAAATAATATATCTGAACTGACACCGCGTTCGTATCATTATCACTTCTGAAAGAAAGGGATGAGATGAAAAGGGGTAGGCGAAGGAATCATATATATTCAACTCAGGGATTGGGTAAACTCGGACCTATCATTCATATAGGTGATGAGAAGAGACGAGAACGTTTACCCCACGAGACCCCGAAGACCCCCACCCATAGTAAACTAGCACCCTCCACAATCTCCAAAGAGAGCAAAGAGATGAAATTATCAGAGAACAATACCACCTTAGAGTTTGAAGGTAAGTACTTGAAAGATAGAGTTTCTGTATATGAGGGCAAGGCAGAGAGGCTGAAGTATGAAATAAATGACCTATGGCCACAATTTGAGCAAGAGATAGAAGTTGAGAATAGAAAGAGGCATGATAGTAAGTGGGCAAAATATGGAACGGCAGAGATAAAGATATGGAAACGGTTTTGCTACTCCTATACTCGGTTTTATCAAAATGTGGCAAAGGCATGTGATTACAGTGGTATCTCTCGGGGACACTACTACAGGGCTCGTAATATGTATCCTTCTCTCAACTTAATCCTTGAAATCATAGAAGATAGGTTGATTGATGAAATCGAGGAAACAACTAAGAAACATGCTCTCCTACCTAATTCAATAGTGGAAAGGATCTTTTTACTCAAAACCAGGCGTAAGGATAAATATGCTGATACTCCAACCGTTCTTGCGGCTTCTAAGATAGATATCAATTTTGAAGGAATCAACGATATGAGGGAGTCCAATGTTAAAGTCAGAGGGACCAATGTTGAAAACAGTGTCAAAGGTAACGATAAGTTACAAACCTCTTCCAACACAATCGAGGTTCCACAAGTCAAAGAGTAAGTTCCGTTGTCTCTTTGGGGGCCTGGGTAGTGGTAAGACACGTGCTGGGGCTCAAGAGTGTATCCTTATCCTTTTGGAGAATCCAGGTATTCTCTTCCTTATTGCTAGACAGACCTATCCTGAATTACGTGATACAACTATGCGCACCTTCTTCGATTGCCTTCCTCATGAACTTATCAAATCATTCTCTAAGACGGAGAATCACCTTATCCTCATCAATGGCTCTGAAGTCTTATTTCGTTCCTTAGATGACCCAATGAAACTCAAGTCTCTAGAGCTAGGTGGGTTTTGGATAGACGAGGCTTCTGAAACTAGTGAAGATATATTCCTTACTCTTCAAGGCAGGCTGCGGCAAAAGCTCCAGGGGGTCAATCATATATGTGGCTTCCTTACTACTAATCCCCCTAACACTGGCCATTGGATAGAGAAGTACTTTGTTCACCTTGGTCCTCCTATGTATGAGTTATTTAAAATGACTACCTATGAGAACAGGATCAATTTACCTGAGGGGTATATCGAAGACTTGGAGAGTAACTATCCTCCCCAGTGGATTAAGAAATACTTACTTGGTGAATTCGGTTTCACTTCTGCAGGCCTACCAGTCTTCCCAATGTTCATGGAATCTCAACATGTCAGGGACCTAACTCCCTACTGGAGAACTCTGGACTCTGCTGGCAAGTTCCCTAAACTTCATATCTTCCGGGGTTATGACTTCGGGTTCAATCATCCGGCCTTTCTATGCACTACAGTGGACAGCAAGGGAAGGTGGCTTTGGTTGAAGGAGAAGTTGGGGGTGTCCATAACGGTAAACAAGTTCGCCGAGGACAGTAAGTTCGTCTCATCTGTGGAGTTTCCCAATTCCTATTTCATGGACTTCTGTGATTGTGCAGGAGATCAGAGGAATGATAAGACTGGAGAGCAGACTAGTATAGATATTCTCAGGGCGCATAAGATCTTTCCTATTTACAGGAAGTCTAATCCGATCAAGAGGAGTGAGATCATAGCTAGACTTCTTACTAAGACAGTGGATGGTCTTCCAGCCCTTATGATAGATAGAGGATGTAAAGTTTGCATTGATGCCCTCAGCGGTGGGTATCATTTTAAGAAACCGGCTAACAATGAGAAGTTTCAACAGGATGAGATAGAGAAGGATGGATTCTATGAGCACATGATGGATGCGGCTGGTTATATTGCGGACAACTTATTCGAGGCAGCCATCAGTCAATCTAAACCCAAAGCGGGGAGAATAGGCAACTGGCGCGATTTTACCCCTGAAACTAGATACTCTATATTAGGAGTAAGAGGATGATTACTTTAGAGAATAAAGCTTGGATGGCAGGATTCTTTGATGGAGAGGGAAATGTTGGCATCACCCCCAGAAGAAAAGAAGGTGATATTTGTCGGGCTGGCTTTGGTATCAAGATTGGTTTGTCAAATACTTGGGACGAGCCCTTGTTAATCTTTGTTAAACATTTTGGGGGACACCTTTGTTATCAGGCTAGAGAGAATGAACCTTGGCACAAGCCTTATTATAAGTGGAGATGTCCATCTCATAATGCTGAAAGATTTCTAAGACTATTACTTCCTTATTTAACTGTTAAGAGAGTTAGGGCTAAATTGGCTCTTGAGTTTCTTAAAACGGGAAGGGGTAGTGGATGTAGATACTCAATCGGAGAATCCAGATTAAGAATCGATATGTTCGATAGAATGAAAGCATTGAATCTCAGAGGTAGGAAGGACTTCACTCCAGAAGCTAAGTATTCAATCATGGGAGTAAAGTAATGACACTATTCAGTGCTAATGCACCGGATCTAACAGATCCAACTTTTAAGAAGAGAGGTAAGAAATGGCAGAAGGGTATAGGGGAGTCTTCGGGCAAGACCCACTCAAAGCCGGATTGGGGACACAAGCCTTATCGGGGGCGCCTGGGCAAGAACAGCCGGTAGATCCAAATCGGGGAGTTGGTGAACAACTAGGTGGGGCTGAGTTTCAGGATACTGAGGTGGAAAACCCGGTAGATCAATATCCTAGGGCTAAGATAGTTCCTATTGACATTGATGATGAAGTTGTTCTTAAGTCTCTGAATGAATGGTATTCTCGGGATATTGATAGTACTATCAGAAAGAACTTCTTGAAGAATTGCCAGGACTGGCATCAGGCTTATTTAGGTTATATGCCCCAAACTTCATTCCCCTGGAAAGATTCTAGTAACGTAGATCTGGGGATAATTGAAATGGCCGTGGATAATATCAAGGCTCGTTTCAAGATGTCCACCATAGGTGGTAAACCAGCATTCGCTACAGTCCCTCTTAATCTGGGAGCTGAGGAGATTCAGAAAGAAGTTCAGGATATGATGTCAGCTGGATTAGATCAGCAGGTGGATATAGAGAAGGTGGCTGATCTGATAACTCAGGATACTGTAGAGTTAGGGAACTGTGTTACTAAGAGAAGGTGGGACAGGCAGCGCTCTAATGTCAGGTATTACAAGAATGACACTACCAATGTAAACTTCAGGGCGCCATTCATGAATATGTTCTCTCGTCCAGTTTCTCGTATAACTATAGATGTCCAAGAAATAGTGGATGAGAAACCTATCGTGGAGATAGTTCCTCTTAATCAAATACTAGTTCCTGATAACTCACCCGAGGATGTTCAGAAGATGCATCATATCATGCACTTGTTTGAGGTTGATGAAAACGAGCTGGATGAGTTATTCGCTAATGATGAATCTTACGATCCGGGTAAGCTTGAAGGATTAAAAGAGTTTCTTAAGAAGAGAGAAGCTCCTAAAGATGCTCCTCGTGGTGGAAGAGAGAAACAACAGGAGTCTTTGATCAAGACTCTAAAGTGTGCCGAGGTATACTGCAAATGGAAACACAATGCTACCGAATTTGCAGAAGAGGTTATATTCACCTGGGCTATAGAGGCCAAGCAGATCATACGAGCTATAAAGCTCATAGATATTTATTACGATGGTAAGAGACCGTTTAGGTGGTTCCGTTACAAATCCTCTGGGAATGTTTATGGCCGTGGGGTTGTGGAGATGCTATATCCTTATAGGACGGCGTTGAACACGATCTTTAACATGTCGGTCAATTGTATGATGCTTCAGATTCTTCCTTGGGGGTTCTATCGTTATGGAAGTTCGTTTAAGCCTGAAGATCATAAACTAGCGCCCGGGGTCTGGATACCTTTGGATGATATCAACGATGCCAAGCCTGCGCAATTCCCTCCAACCGCTAGGTTAGCTGACAGTAGTATCATGTTATTGATACAACTTGTCGAGCGCCAATCAGGGATAAGTGCCCCGCACATGGGTCAAGAGACTACCGGGCGCAAGACTGCTTTTGAGGTTAAGGCGGTCTTGAGCGAGGGTAATATCAAACATGAAGAGAGAATAGCTAACTTTCAAGATATCTTCAGTGATCTACTTCATGATATCTACAATCTGTACAAGTTCAACATTCCAGACAACGCTGTATTCAGAAAGTTATACGATCCACAGGGGATAGCTCTGAAGACTCCAGTATTCTTTACGGCACCTTCTCGTTATCTCATGGCTCAGTATGACTTTGACTTTGTAATACTGGGAACTCTAACTACCGGGAACAAGGCTATTGAAAGAGAGGATGCTGTTCAGATGGCCGATATCCTTATGAAGTTCCCGATGATTCAGGAGAATCCAGATGCACAGCATGAATTGGCCAAGGATATTATTACATCCTTTGGAAAGAGGAACATGGATAAGTACATGCTTCCCGAGCCGGTGATTCAAATGCTGAAGCAAATGAAGATACAGGAAATCATGGAGATATCTCAAGGTAAAAGGCAGTCGGGAACGCCTACCGGGAGACCTCCTTCAATGCAATAGGAGATAGCGATGAAACGAAGGGAAGAGAATGTAACAGAAAGAATCAGGGATATGGTAAACTCGTTGGGTTGGGATGATCTTGTCGAAAAGACTCAGATTATAATGGTCAATGCTCAGAATAACCTTAACAATGCTACTAAGGAGACTTTCGACAAGCACAAAGGATTCTTTGACTGTGCAAAGCTTTTTAACAGGCTCATAGTTGAAGATCCAAGAACCATAGCCGAAAAAGGTATGGTTAAAGTTAAGGGAGGTTGATATGATCATGAAGGGCGCTCCCGTTAGTATTGGTAATGCTACCGGTGCGGGAGCAGGTAGACGAAGTATGGCCAGGATAGGTCCGATCATAGGTATGGGTCGGGTCTATTGGGATGATGCTGCAGACCAGAAGGCAGCGGCAGATCAGAAGGCAATGGATGATGCAGCAGCTGCCGCAGCTGCAGGTGGTGGGGGAGTACAAGATCAAGATGTAACGATTAACGTTGGTGGTAAAGAAGTTAAGTTAAAGACTTCTGATATCCTTGATGAACGTGGAGTTCCTTATAAACAGATGTCTGGGGAACTCCAGAGAAAGCTGGATGATGCCACTGCTGCTCTTCAGCAGGTGTCCGAATCTGGTGGTAAGGAAAAGGAAGAGGATGGAGAAAAACCTGGTGAGTTCGTAGATCCGATTGATGGGATGAAATACACCGAGGAAGACCTGAATAGAATGATGATGACTGGAGAGGGAACTAAGGCTCTTCGTATAGTCATGAATCCTAAGCAGGTGAGTAGAGTAGTAGAAGGAGCTATAACGGCTAGGGAAGTTAAGGCTGAAACTAGAAGGAGATACCCAGATCTTAACAATCCTAAATCCGAGTTCTTTGTCAGGACGGCTATGTATATGCAGTCCCGGGGTTTATTTGATCACCCAGCTGGATTAGCTATGTCAGCTGCTGCAGTTGCTGAGGATATGAGGGCTGAAGGTAAGGAGTTCACTACCGGAGTCTTCGGAAGTCCCGAAGCACAGAGACGTTCACAACAGGGTGGGACAGTGGTCAGAGGAAGAGATGGTTCTGGTCTTCCAGCTGGTGGGGAATCAGAACTGGATGATTCCGGAAAAGCAATGGCTGCCAAACTCGGAGTTGATCCTAAGAAGATGGCCAAGAGATTGGAAGTCTACTTAGCTGGCAAAGCACAAAGAAGAGGGGAGGAGTGAGATGGGTAGAAAAAGTAAGTATCTAGGAGACATAGGACCAAAGAAGAAAGCCAAACCTTCCGTGGCTGATAAAAAAGAACCTGTGATCACGGGTCCAGTTAGCAAGAGGACTTATGATCTCAAGGACTATACTAAGGAAGAACTAGCCAAGATCGTGGCAGATTATACCAGGACCAATCCCTTTAAGCTAAGTGGATTTGATTCCAGGTATGAATACAGATTTATCAGTCGACGGGATGATAGATTAAATCGAAGGGTTATGATGGGTTGGGAAATCGTTACTGGTCCTGAGGCTGAGAAGATAGCTTCTGAGTCTGGGATCAAAACTAGGCAGGGTCAGATTATACTCCAAGACGGAGTACTGGCTAAGATGCCTAAGCAAATAGTAATGGCCATTCGGCAGAGATACCAAGATCTAGGTCGAAGGATGATCGGAGAATCCTCTAAGGCCCTCAGGCGTGACGTGGGGGAGCATTACTCGCGAAATGTAGAGGAGAGTCTGAAAGTCCGAGATCGTAGTATCAAGGAAGTCACTGTCATATAAATGGCTACATGGGAGGTGAGCAGTGTCAACAATCATGCAACAATCCGCTAAGCTTATATCTCCTGCGAAGATAGAGTATTATCCGGAGGCCGCGTCTCAGTCCTTTAAGAAGGGTGAGTTCGTATATTTGGTTTCAGGTAAGGTCACGGTTATTACGGCCAGCTCTCGCATTGCAGGTATGGCTTTGCAGGATGCCTCAACAACGACAGATACTGCCATTGCAGTAGCGATCGCTGAAGAGGGAGTTTTGTTCGAAGCAAATGTTACTGGGGCAGTTACTGCCATCACTAACGTTGGGGTTACTTATGGTATATCAATATCAAGCAATAAGCATTATGTAGATCTTTCAGTAACTACACTGGGATTGGCCAGACTTAAGATAAAGGCTATATCTCCTAGAGACGCTGTCGGTGATACCTACGGCAGAGTACTAGTGGAAGTATTAGGTAGTATGTGCCAGTTATCTGGCCAAACGTCTTAAGGAGGTGAGTCCAGATGGTATTGCTACGAGCTAATGCCGATGATCTTATGCACGTTGGTCTTGATGAGGTTTTGTTCCAGAAATACGCGGAACGGAAGTTCATCGTTTCAGAGATCTTCGATGTAAGAGGGTCCGGCAGGAAGTATGAGAAAGTCTCCGGGTTTTCTGGATTCGGTCTGTTAGTTAAGAAAAATGAAGGAACAGACCTTACTCCTCAAGATCCTGTTCAGGGTTATGATACAACCTTTACTCACGTTGCCTACGGCCTGTATGCTCGCGTTACGAAGGAGATGCAGGATGATGACCAGTACGATGTGATCAAGAGGTTGCCTCCAGCCCTGTCCGATTCCGTTGGTAGAACAAAAGAGTATTATGGTGCCGCAGTATTTAACGGGATGTTTGATACTGCTGGTTCATATATCTCCGGTGGTGATGGAGAGTATTTAGGCTCCACAAGCCATCCCCTTACTGGTGGGGGAACTTACCAGAACATTCTTACGACTGCTGCTGACTTAGGCCTTGGGTCATTAGAGGAAGCTCTCTATACCATGAGGTTGACAGTTGGTGATCAGTCTGAGAATTTAGAGTTAGAACCTGCAGTAATCCTGGTTCCTCCACAGTTGGAGAGGATTGCTTGGGAACTTACTCAATCGCAGGGAAGGCCAGATACCGCTAATAGGGCAGATAACTGGATGAAAACCCAGAATCTCCGTATTATCGTATGGTCGAAGCTTACGGATACCGATGCATGGTTTATCCTTACTGAGAAGAATCAGCACAATCTGGTGTTCTATAACCGGACTGAGCTGGAGACCGATTCAGATCGGGACTTCAAGAGCAAGGATTTCATGTATTCTGTATACACAAGATTCTCCATAGGTTGGACGGATTGGAGAGGTGTATTCGGAACTCCGGGAGCATAAGAAGCAAACTAGGGGGGGTCGAAAGGCCTCTCCTCTTTCTAAACTGGAGGTAAAAACATGGCAACGTTAGAGAACACTAGGGCGATAGGGGTATCTACTATCGGAGATGGAATACACCAAGCGGTGTTCCATATCAAGACTATTGGCACGCCTGACAAGCCCTCTATTCTAGCTATGGATGCTGTTGCTGATTCTAGTGGGGTTAGAACGACTTATTATCTCTGGGTAGACACTACTGGAGATTTAAGGATTCACAGTGCTATTCCCACGAATCAGGATAGTGATGGCACCGTAGTTGGAGCAATGAGCTAAGGAGAGTGAAAACATGGCAACCCTAGAGAATGTAAGATCTATCGGGGTTAGTACAATTGGTGATGGAAAGCATCAGGCGATCTTTCACATCAAGACTATCCCGGTGCCTGACAAGCCTTCTATTCTGGCTTTGGATGCAGTAGCTGATAGTACAGGAGTAAGAGAAACCTTTTATTTTTGGGTGGATTCTACTGGTGATCTTAGGACTGGTAGTGCTATTCCTACAGACCAGAATGGCAGTGGGGTGGTAGTTGGAACGCAAGAGGCATAATGGAATGTGGGAGCTCTGCTTCGGCATCTCCCCATTTTAATCAAGGGACTTTAGTTATGGAGGTGTATAATGTTCATTAGGTTAGAAGTTCTTAAAGATCTGGCTAGAAAGGCTAATCCCAATAGGCCATTTAAGATTATCATATCATGTGATAACAAATGGACGGATCAGGGCAAGGGAGTAATGTCAGGTCCTCAGACAACTTATGAGTTAGTTCAAGAGGGTTTGACTATTGGAGACAAGAAATGAAATATACTTATGGAGTTGGAATAATGACCTTTGGTGGAGCTCATAGAGTAGAAGCATTACTATCCTCTATGATCTCTGTGAATAAGGCTGCTTCTCTATCTCTCATGAAGAGAAGAATAGTAGTTGAAGACCCAACTCCACAAGAGTCTCATCACTTAGATCTAGTTCATGTAGTAAATGAATTTCCTGAATGGGAACTAATCACTTTACCAGAGTGGAGTAATGCTCAGGGAGCTGCTAGGGGAGTGTTGGAGAATCTTAATACTGATTTTGTATTTCTGATAGAGGATGATATTTTGGGATTGGGAGATCCATTCCATAATATTATTGGTTGGATTGAGAATGCTCCAGATGAGTTGATAACTAGAACTGGGGCTATACAGATGTCCCAGTTTCAGGCTGCCACTGAATTAAGAAGTAACGGGATCTTTCCTATTACAGAGTCCTTTAGGGAAGTACAGGAAGTATTCTATGATGATCCATTCGACAAGTGGTTTAGGAATCCAGAGAAGCTCCATGATCATCGAATCCCCACTCTTGGAATGAACTCTCATGGTCAGTGTAGTTGTATCAATAAGAAAGCTTATATAGAGGCTGGAGGATATGACTCAAGGTGGCACGCATTTGATCAGGTTCTTTCTTATAGGATCTGGTTGAATACCTCTTATCTTATATATACTGTTCCTACTGATCCATTCTATCACTGTGGAGGTTGTGCTCAGGCGGGAGATCATTTTGGGATTAGAGCTGTTGAACAGGGGAATAGGGAAAGATGCAGAGAGATCTTCGGTAAGTATCCAGAGGAGATAGAGAAACATCTATTAGGAGTTATAAATCCACAGACTCTTAAGTGGCATCCGATACTTGGTGAGACTTATAATAAATTGATGAGTCAAGGGATAATGGGGGATTGATATGGACTCTATCATAATGAATAAAGTACTTCTATCCAATTATGAGGGACATTTAGGAATAGTTGACTGGATGAATAAGTCAGTATTGGATATTGGAGCTGATACTGGAACTTCAGCTGAGTTCTTTCTAGAGAAGGGAGCTAAGGTTGTTGTTGCAGTTGAAGGTTATGATTCTGAATATAAACAACTAGAAAAGAACGAAAAACTATTTCCTCCAGGAAAACTGATATTAAATGAGCTTTTTCTGATAAGATGCCCTGATGATTTAACTTATCTGATTACTAAGTGGGATTGGGTTGACATCGTGAAGATAGACATAGAAGGGGCTGAGATTCATCTCGTCTATGTTCCCGATGATATATTCAGTATTCCCCGTGAGTATGTAATAGATTTTCATTCTAGGACTAATGAGAGACTGTTAAGAAATAAACTTCTTCTTAATGGTTATTCATTTTATAATGAGAATAAATGTAATGTTATCTATGCCAGGAATAACAACTCGAAAGTTATAGAGAGAATATGATGACTACTCTAAAAGAGATATCTGTTGAGATAACTAATGCTTGCAATGCAAGTTGTATAATGTGCAATCATCGTCACATGAAACGTCCAGTGGTGCACATGGACCTTGGATTACTTAACAAGATAATTGGTGAGGCTATAATCATGAATCCAGAGCCATCTGTTGTAAGTCTATGTGGAATTGGAGATCCCCTGCTTCATCCTAAATTAGAGGAAGTACTTAAAATTGCAAGTAGAGCTCCACGAGTGACTACAGGGACTAATGTCCAGGAACTTGATAAGGAAAAGAGAAAATGGTTAATGGATGCAAGATTTACTGACATAGTTTTATCAATTGATGCTACTACCTCAGAGACTCATGCTAAGATCAGAACGGGACTGGAGTTCGAGCTGGTTAAGAGGAACGCTATAGACTTTCTTGATGATTTAAGGGGACGTGAAAGGTTCTGGAGAACCATATATATTCAATTGGTAGTTACTAAGATGAATCAGTATGAGATAAAAGACTTTATTGATTTCTGGACAGAGAAGATAGCCGATCTGGATGGAGTATTAGTATTCATTAAACCATTATGTCCATGGCCGGGAATAGATAACTCAACTTATCCCGGTCCTGAAATAGTTCCCTATGAGGTATCAAAAGTATTGTGGGGTCCTTTCAAGAAACCCCTAACTTTCCGAGATAATTGCAATTTATTCAATAATATGGTTTTGATTCAATCCGATGGTTCATATCAACCATGTTGTATGGCAACAGATGATGAGTTCAAAATAGGGAATGTAAAAGATAATACAATAATGGAATTATATAACTCTCCACAGATGAATCGGTTAAGAAAACTCCAAGTGGAGAAGCGGTTTGATGAGATACCATTTTGTTCAAAATGTACTTAACCCGAGGGGGTAAGAATGGAATATAAGATTGCGGTCCCGGCAGGAATAGGAGATATCAGTTGGATCTGGAGTAAGCTTGTGACTCTTAAGAATGATTCATTTATGATCTACACTCCAGAAACCTGGCCTATGAGGACTTATGAGTGGCTAAAGTTACTCCCAGGAGTAACTCCAATGATTGGAAAGCATGATTATAAAACTTTACTCAGAGCGGAAGCTATGAAGGGTTATCATAATTATACCCAATCCTGGGGAGAGATAACAAGTATGTATGAAGAAGGGGAGACTATTTA